TAGGGTGCGTGATTTTGCGGTGGGTGAATTTGCTGTAAAAGATAAGGGAGAAGTATACCTTCCCAAACTCGGCGGTCAAACTAAGGCCGATTATGATGCGTATTTAATGCGTGGCTTTGTTATTCCTGCCGTAGAGCCAACAGCTATAGCAATGGGTGGCGCTATTATGCGTAAACCTCCTGTGTTTGATCCTACTGGCGGCGCATCTTATTTAATTGATGACTTTGACGGTAACGGTACTAGTGTTAGTGAGTTTATCGAGGGTATGATTAAAGAGTTACTATACGCTGGCTCTGCTGGTTATCTTGTTGAATTTACGGATAAGGCGGTTGTTAAGCAGTACGCTAAAGAATCAATTATTAATGCATCTGATGATTACATTGTATTAGCTCAAGAATATAAAGAGCAAGATCCAAACGATAAGTATGTACAGGTAACAAAAACAGAATACTTAGAGTTAACTTATGATGAAAGTGGTTACTACATACAGAACCTATGGCGTGAGAAAGGCAAGAAGCTAGTTGTCGTGGAGAGCTTTATGCCAACTAATCGAGGTGAGCCACTAACAGAGATACCCTTTGTTTTCGCTGGTGATTTATCCGACGATCCAATTTTATTACATCTTGCTAGCGTGAACCATAAACAATACATGCAATCTACCGATGAAAGCCATGGCTTACACTGGACGGCATTACCAACATTATTTTTATTTGGCGATTTACGCGATGAGAAAGGCAACAAGAAGCAGATTAAAGTTGGTGCTGGCACTGCTAACCATATCGAAGATGAAACGGCAAAGGCTGAGCTGTTAGAATTTACCGGGGCAGGGCTCGGGGCGCTAAAAGCCGCTATTGACAGTAAAGTGCAAACAATGGCTAACATCGGCGCTAAAATGCTAACCGATGGGTCAAGCGGTGTTAAATCTGCTGAAACTTCACGAATAGAAGCGTCGAGCGAAACGGCTACACTGTCAACAATTGCTAACACTGTTGACTCGACCATGAATGAATTATTATTAATTATTACTGAATGGATGGGCGCTAGTGCTACCATACTTGAAGTAAATAGAGATTTCATTGATATTAAGTTAGATCCACAAGCGCTATTGGCTTATTTACAAGTATATCAATCTGGCGGCATGAGTTTAGCTTCATTCTTAAATCTACTAGTTAAAGGTGAATTACTACCTAAAGATATCAGCGCAGAAGATGAAGCGGATAGAATCGACACAACTGGAATAGACTTTACAGGCGGATTAAATGAAGAAGATGCGTAAGTTTAAGTGTAAATCAGGCTTTGTTATTGAGCGATTAGTTAGCGACAATCAGTTAAATGCTAAATGTAATTGTGGAGAGATGGCGGTTAAAACCATCTCAGCCGCAAGGTATTGCAGTAACACTACTGGCAAGAGTCCCTGCTTCTAATGCCTAACCCTATAGATAAATACTCGCGGCATGCTCATTATTTAGAGCAGTATTATAACTCGCAAGCGGCGCACGTTAATAAATTCCTTAACAGGATAGCCAGGCACTTACGCCTAGAATTAACAAAGGCTCAAACGGTTACTTCACAAGCGAGAATAACAAAGCTGTTAGATTTTACTGAGCAGTTAGTTAAGGGTGAGTTAGCAGAGTTCACAGATGATTTGGCTGATCAAATAACGCTATTTGCAGAGAGCGAAGCGGTTTTTTCTGCTGGTGTAGTTGATGGTTTGGTTATTCCTTCATCGGCACAATTAAATGCTGCTGTTTATGCTAGGCCATTTAATAATAGGCTGTTAAAAGGCTACCTAAGCGAATTTAGCAAAGCGCAAGCTAAAATGGTGCGTGATGCTGTCTCAATGGGGTTTTATGAAGGGCAAACCACACAACAAATAGCACAGGGTATTGTCGGCACTAAATCACAAGGCTATAAAAACGGGATCTTAAACGTATCACGAACAAGCGCTGAAAGAATGGTAAGAACAGCATTAAGTCATACTAGCGCGGTAGCTAAAAATAAATTATTTGAAGATAACTCTGATTTAGTTCCTTACTATGAATGGGTATCTACTTTAGATGGTAGAACGTCTGCTATTTGTAGGTCTAGAGATGGTAAAGTATTTAAAGTTGGTAAAGGACCATTACCGCCAGCGCATCCTAATTGTAGATCAACAACCAGCCCATTATTTAAAGAGGATGTTGACAGTAACGGGAATAAACTAGACTTAGGTGGCAAGCGAGCCAGTAAAGACGGTCAAGTATCTGCAGATTTAAATTATAACGATTGGCTTAAAAAGCAATCAAAAAGTTTTCAGGTAGATGTGCTAGGCAAGACGCGAGCAGAGCTATTCAGAAAAGGCGGCTTAACCATGGGTAAGTTCGTCAACAATAAGGGTCAGCTATTAACGCTAGATCAACTCAAAAACAAATTCCCTACAGCGTACGGGAAAATTTAATCGGTGATTAAAAATGTTAAAATTTAAAATAGATGCAGATTCATTCGACAAGTTAAACGATGTAGAAAAAACTTTCTACGCTCAATCAGGCGAGGGCTATCAATTACAGGTTGATGGAGCGACAGATAAATCTAAGCTTGACGAATTCAGAGCAACCAACGTTGACTTACTAAAGCAACAAGAGCAGTTCAAAGGCGTAGACTTAGAAAAATACCGAAAACTAGAAGAGCAAGAGCGCAAGTTACGAGACAAAGAGTTAATTGATAAAAAAGATTTTGATGGTTTGATTAATGAGCGAACAGCGAGCATTCATTCAGACTACCAAGCCAAGATTGATAATTTAACAAACCAATTGAATGATAGCGCTGGCAATTACAACAACCTAATGACTAAGACTGAGATTGAGGGCGCAGCAACTAAAGCTTTTAGTGCTCACAAGATTAACCCGGATGCTTTCGATAGCGTTATGGCTCAAATCAAATCAAAGTTTAGTATTGATAACGGACAGGTCGTTGCTAAAGACGGTGAAAATATCTTAATGGGCGCTGACGGCAATTTAACTGTTTCAGAGTTTGTAGCAAGCCAGCCGGAAATATTTAAAATTCAATCTAACGGTGGTGCTGCTAATGGTAACGATAACAGCAGTCATGTCGCAAACTCTACTGCTAAACGTGACGCATACGCCAAATTATTGACTTAGTTGTAAACTAAAAGCTACAAGAGTATAATTACTTGCGCCTAGGCTTAGCGGCTGAAAACCTGTCTCGTAACGGGTTGGTGCAAAACTTCAATTACGGGCTAATACTACGAGGTATTTATTATGATTACGCAATCACAAATCAAAAAATTATTTAACTATAAAAACAACGAGCTTTATTGGGTTGTTCGACCATCAAATGTTGTTGATATGTCAAAGCCCGCGGGTTACTTGCGTCCTGATGGTTATAGGGTGATAAAAATAAATATGAAGAACAATCTTGCTCATAGGCTGATTTTTATGCTCCACAATAATTACCTTCCAGAGATGTTAGATCATATAAACAATAACCCGTCAGATAATCGCATTGAAAACCTAAGACCAGCAACATACGTTCAAAACGGAAGTAATCACAAGCTCAGCAAAGCTAACTCGTCAGGAGTTAAAGGGGTATATTTCTGCAAGCGAATCAAGAGGTGGTGCGGGCAGTTCAGGCATGGAAGCAAGAAATATAGTACAGCTACTTTTTTATCGTTAGATGATGCAGCTGCGGCAATAAAAGAATTAAGAAGAAAAGTCCACGGTGAGTACGCAAACAACGGGTAGTTTGCTTGCTTTATAAAAAAAGCCTATAATATAACAAAGCGGGCAGTGCTCGCTTACAATCCAATCAATTAGCAGTGCTAATATTAATTACTTTAATATTGAGGCACTACCGCCTCGTAAACTAAAAATACAAGGCAGAAATTTATCGCTACTCAAACATTAGCGGAAGCTAAAAAATTCATTAATAACGAGATCGTTTCTGGTGTCGTTGAAGATATTATCACTACAAACCCTATCTGGACAGCAATGCCTTGGACTGGCTACGCAGGTCAAGCAATCTTAGTTAACCGTGAAAACGCGTTAGGTGATGCTCAACATTTAGCAGTTGGTGGTACTATTACCGCTAAAGCAGCAAGTACAGCAATTCAAGTTCCTTATACAGCAGTTACCACAATCGGTGACGCTGAAATGAACGGATTAGTACAAGCTCAATCATTATCTGGCGGTGTAGATCAGTTAATGGCGGAAGTATCAAGCAAAGCCAAGTCGGTCGGTCGCTTACTTCAAACTGGTATGGCTTCTGGTACAGGTTCAAGCCCACAACTTCATTCTTACCACACGCTAACAGATGCGAGTCAATTTACAACTGCCTCAGCTGGTCAAGCTTTATCGTTTGAGTTGTTAGATGAATTGCTCGACTTGGTTAAAG